TTAATCTGAAGCCTGCCAGTTTCCGAAGCATGCAATAAAATCTCAGTAACTTGGCTGTCATCCGCTTTGGTTAGTTCGAATAGAGCTGTCGAAGCTGCGCCAAGTTCGACGAGCTTGCTTCGGTGACTACCAAGCCTCCTATGAACCGCAACATAGTTGCGTGCGGTACGATCCGTGAAGCCACAGCAGGCCTTAACCCATTTACCAAATGTCCGATCCGGAATGAGTTCGTGCGCTTTGGCGAGATGCGCACCTAAATCAAAAGCTTGCTCAGTAGAGCGTCGGCCAAGCCCGACAATATGTTCATGGCACTTTTTTAAGTTTTCGATTTGTTCTTTACCCAGTCCAGAAGCTTCATATTCAAACCCACGATCTTGAGTTTTTGATTTTGTATTTTTTTTCTTCATAATTACCATTTTAAAATCCTAAATTAAAATCTTACAAAATATCGGGCCAACCTCGCCCAATGTCATTATATCATATTTATCAATGAATTCATATAGTTATTATTTTCATGATTTTTGAAATCCAAAAACTTCGCTCAATAACGAGCGATTTTGCGCTGCCATTGCCGCTAAAATGACAGACATCCCACCTTATCAGTAACGATTGCCAAAATGACTTAATCCAGCACACACTTCAGTTACGTCGCGACTTCAATCACCCGTGCTCTGCATTGTTTTATAACCCTCGATCAAACGCCGTTTGTCGAAGCCAATAGGAACACCTGAAGAAAAGAGGATTTCTTTATTTTGTATTCTTTCAGGTTGCCGGGACAGTGAGTTGCCTTACCCGCAACCTGATTGGAGTTGCCCGCAGAGCACTACAAATTGGCGGCAATGCATTTCAATTCAGAAAAATTTGCAATAATCCGATTCAAAATACTGGATTACCGTTTCTGAATTCTAGAATTCTGATTCAAAAACAAACGGCGTTTGCGAAAGAGAAATAATGATTGCGCCGACAGTTTTTTGAGCTCACGCTATTGATATAAATCCGTGAGACTTAAATTATGACAATCAGAAAGCAAGAGGCGGAGCGCTTACGCAAACAACGTGAACGTCAACAAAAGGTGCGTGAGCGCCATAAACGAGACCGAAAACCATCGCGGGATGATATTGCCCGCGTCTTGCTGCATATGTTCATCATGAGATCTTATAAGACCAATCAAATGCACTTGCTCGAGGGCTATTGCGATATGATCGTTCGCAGGCTGAAAGCTCAGGGTTTTGATAAAGATGCAAGCTATGTTGTTATCGATGATCTCATTGAAAAATACACGAAATCAGATTGGCAGTTTTTTAGAAAGCTTCATTTGAAGGATGACGATACCCCAGCCAAGTGAGCTTGCCTTCGTTACGATATCTATGAATTAATTGAGGGTTTCACATCTGATAATGATGGCAGCCATTCTTAAATGATTTGGCAAACATCGTTTGTGCTCAATTTTGTCTTCCCCCCGTTACTTCATAGCACGGCGTTTGCAGATGAATCGCAATTATAGAGTTTCCCAGGAATAATTATTTGGAAACGCTGGCGGCAGATTTTTACTATTTTTATCTGTAGGCTAAGACGAAAAACGCTGTTTAATGTCGCTTAATTTCATGGATTCCGAGCTTCAAAAATCCTGCTGCCAAAAACTATTTTCAAATGTGCCCACAGGTATTTCATATGAGGGCCTTCCCGGGTTTCGCCGGTCCTGTCATAGTTTATGCATGTTCAATCACAGAACATAAAAACGGCTCCGTTAAGTGCGGGAACACCATAACGGAGCCTGACCTGAAACCTTCGCATAAAAGGAATACGGGCTATGGCCAGCTATAACGATACCTATTTTAGAATGGAAGAACCTGTAATCTGCTCAGCAGTTTTTACAGGACTGAAACGGAAATAATTTCCGCTTCAAATACGTTCGTGACGTCATAAACGAGAGTGACCGGCCAAGTTACAACTTGGTTGCCATCCGAAAGTAACCTGTAGCATCCGCCAACCTCGGCGCTCTGCCCAAAACTGGTTAACAAATACCTATTTTCAGATCTTTCGATATAACCTCGGCTCAAAAACTCGTCGAAAAGGAAAGGTTTGGCTTTAACTCCAATAATTCTGCCGAGTGCGCTAGTCGAAACCAACTCTTGGTCAAGGAATGGTTTTGGCAGCGCCGAGTCATTGGTATAGTTCTCACTGGAGGACGGCTGATCGGTCGAAGAATCATCGAGCTGCTCGTCTTGATGGCCCTGTTCAGCGGGTCTTGTTTCGTCGTTGAACTTTTCAGAGATTTCCTCGCCGCCTAAGCCATCAGAGCTTCTCCGGAAATCGCCAAACGTGCCTCGAATACCTGCATTCCATCCCGACAGTGCCGCTGCCTGTAGCATAGCATCTTGCATCATGATCTTTTGCTGTTCGCCAATGAGGATGAGCACTCCTTCGGCACGTGGGTTTCCAAGGCTTTGTGCTTTTTCTAGCCATCGCCGCGCGCTGCTTAGATCCGTTTCAACGCCTTCGCCTTTCCAATACATAAGGCCGATATTAAAACAAGCATTCGCACTGCCATTCTCTGCGGCGCCTCGGTACAGCTTGAGCGCTTTCTGGTTGCTTTGACTTACGCCTAGGCCTTTGAAATAGAGGTAGCCCAGTTCAAGTTGAGCGACTGTGTGGCCTGAGTCTGCTGCTTTTGCAAACATTCTTGATGCTTCTTGGTAGTCCTGAGAAATAAGGTGCCCGTCTTTATACATCATACCGATGGTAAACCATGCCTCGGAGTTGCCATGTTTAGCTGCCTGTTGTAGCCACTTCAGACCATCAACTTTGTGTCCGTCCCCAAATCCTCCACGCACGAGTTCCTTACCATACCGCAACTGAGCGTCGATATGGCCGAGGACCGAGGCGTCGGAAATGAGTTTTTTATAACGTTTGGGGGCGGAATGTTCAGCACGCAGTGCTTCTTCATACATTTCGTCCGCATTTTTCCGGAACAATTTTTTCCAAATATTCAATCCGTTTGCCCCTAATTCTTTGCTCCGCACTCCAAACTATATTGGGTGGATCTGATTCTAAAATGGAATGTCATCGTCAAAGCTGCTGGGGCTACTGACGGGGTCTGCGCTTCTATTTTGGCCTTCGCCGAAAGAATTGTCTCTTGTGGTGGTTAAGCCGGTCAACTGTCCGCCAATAGCGTTGACAACGATTTCCGTGCTGTACCGGTCAGCGCCACTTTGATCCTGCCATTTCCGCGTTTGGACCCGCCCTTCAACATATACCTTGTCGCCTTTTCGTAGATAACTCTCGGCGTACCGTGCGGCGTTCTGATCAAACACACTCACCGTGTGCCATTCGGTTCGTTCGCGCTTCTCTCCTGAGGCTCGGTCCGTCCACTGTTCGCTTGTAGCAACACGAAGATTTGCGACCTTCTGACCGCTTGGTAGATCTCTGGTTTCAGGGTCCATGCCTAGGTTGCCGATTATGATGGCCTTGTTGACGCTACCTGCCATTATTTGGTCTCCAACGCTGACTTCGCACTATAAGTTTCGTGTGTGGCAACGTTAGGCTGCAACCGAGGCAATGGCAAACTTAGAATGGTGGGACGGTTTCTTTATACCGCATACCGCCCGCTCCTACTGGAGTATATCCGCTCGAATGGTTTCCATACCGTATACTTGCTGACGACTGTTCAAGGCAGTCCAGTCAAGATCGGTATTTCCGAAGACCCGGTGCGGCGAATTGGTACGATCCAGAGCAGCCATTACGAGGACCTGCGGTTTCACCGATTCTGGTGGTTGCCGGGCGTTGCTGTTGCCACGCGCATTGAAGCTGCATTCAAACAAAACCACGTCGCAGAAAACATCCGTGGCGAATGATTCGATATGACGCCGGGCGAAGCGGAACGAAAAATCGAAGCGGAGATCCAGAAGCTCGGCATTTGGACACTGACCCAATCGCAGATGGAGCATCTCTTTGACCAGTGGATGCGTAAGAAGTGGGGCTTGCCAGAGCACGCGCAGTCGCCGCTCTCCGGGCGGGCACCGCGAAAAGATGAGCCCTGGGAACGATCGGCAGATAATTGTCAACGGGCATATCCGCGAAAGGTATCATGAGAATGCGGTCTTTCAGGTTGGTGCCCTGAAATTTCGACGAGCGTTATCAAGCAGATCATCATCACCGAGGTTAGCCGTGCCTGTTCGTCCGCCAGTCCATCGCCCGGTTGGATGGCGAGAGCAACGTGATCGCGACCGGGACTATGACCGCAAGCGCGATCCGGTTGTACGTAAGCTATACCGCTCGCGCCGCTGGCAAGCCGAACGCCTGTCGTTTCTGCGCGAGCATCCGCTGTGCGTCGACTGCGAAGCTCATGGCGTGATCCGCCCGGCGAACATCGTCGATCATATCGATCCGCATCGTGGTGATGAGACGGTGTTCTGGGACAGGGACCGGTGGCAGGCGCTGTGCGCCTCGTGTCACAGCCGGAAGACGGCGACGAGCGACGGCGGTTTCGGAAATCCTCGGCGCTCGGTGTGAGTTTTTCAGGCCCCCGGGGGCCTCGAAAGTTGTGAAGGCTCCGATTGGGGACCAGGGCGCGCCAAAAACACATCCGTGGCCAAAATGGAGCATGGGGGGTGCATGACCAAGATGTTGATTTTATTGGATACAGAAAATGGCAACCGCTGAAACTGCGCATATCGGTGTTGATGGCGGCGAGCGTCAGCTGACCGTCGAATATCGTCGCCTCGATGATCTGGTGCCATATGCCCGCAATGCCCGCACACATTCGGAAGCGCAGGTTGCCGAGATCGCCGGCTCGATCCGTGAATTCGGTTTCACCAATCCCGTGCTGATCGCCGAGGATGGCACCTTGATCGCCGGGCACGGCCGCGTGCTTGCCGCGCGCAAGCTCGGCATGGATACGGTGCCGGCTATTGTTCTGACCGGTCTTTCGGAAACGCAGCGCCGGGCGCTCGTCCTGGCCGACAACCGCATCGCCCTCAACGCAGGATGGGATGAAGACCTGCTGGCGCTTGAGCTCTCCGACCTGCAGGAGGCCGGCGTTGATCTCGGCCTGACCGGCTTTAATGACGACGAATTGCAGGATCTGCTCTACGGCAGCAGCATTGAACAGGACGGGCTGACCGAGGATGACGCCATTCCGGAAGTGCCGGCAACGCCGGTCACCCGACGCGGTGATCTGTGGCTGCTCGGTGACCATCGCTTGCTCTGCGGTGACAGCACAGACCCGGATGATGTGACCCGGCTGATGAATGGCGAACGCGCGACGCTGTTTGCGACCGACCCGCCCTATCTCGTCGATTATGACGGCACCAACCATCCGACGAAAAAGAACGCTTCAAAACGGGCGAAGAAAATTGCCAACAAGGATTGGTCCGAAGACTACATCGAACAGCCGCACTGGGACGATTCCAGCCAGGGACCGCAGTTCTACGAGGCGTTCTGCCAGCTAGCAATCGACCATGCCCTCGAGGAGAACGTCGCATGGTACTGCTGGCATGCTTCACGCAGGCAACGGATGCTGGAGAATGTCTGGGACCAGTTCGACGTCCTGCATCACCAGCAGATCATCTGGGCCAAATCCCGTCCGGTGCTGACCCGCTCGGTGATGCTGTGGGCGCATGAGCCGTGCCTGTTCGGCTGGCGCCGCGGCAAGAAGCCGAGGATCAACCGCGAGGGCTTTGAGAACTGGCCGACGACGGTGTGGAACATCCCGTCGTCGGAAATCGAGACCCGCGAGCATCCGACCTCAAAGCCGGTGCGCGTGTTCACGCTGCCGATGCAGCTGCATACCCGTCCGGGCGATATCTGTTACGAGCCATTCTCCGGCTCCGGCTCGCAGCTGATTGCCGGCGAGAAGACCGGGCGCAAAGTCTACGGGCTGGAACTGTCGGAGGCCTTCTGCGACGTCGTTATCCGGCGCTGGCAGGAGTTCACAGGCAAACAGGCGACGCTCGAAGACGATGGCCGCAGTTTTGACGCGGTCGCGGCCGAAAGGGTGCCGGATACCGGAGATGCCGCCCAGGATGCAACGGCATGAAGCAGTCGCGCACCATGTCGCTGGTGGAAGCGGTCGCCAATGTTGCCGTCGGTTACGGCATCGCGGTCATCACCCAGCTTGTGGTGTTTCCGCTGTTCGGGCTGACGACGACGCTTTCCGAAAACATGGCGATGGGCGCAATCTTCACCGTGGTGTCGATCGCACGCTCATACATGCTCCGACGTCTATTCGAGACCAAAAGACAAATCAGATCGCAGTATATCCCCCATCAACAAGGTAATAGCTGCCGGTGACAAATGATGCATCATCCGACAATAGAAATCGAACCACCTTAGCCACTTCTTCGGCGCGTCCAAGACGTCCGAGCGGATGGCGATCCACCAACTCCGAACGGATCTCGTCGGACAGATTATCCAGAAGCGGCGTGTCGATGTAAGCAGGTCCGACGCAATTTATACGCAAACCCTGCGGACCATATTCCGCTGCTGCATTCTTCGTCAGACCGACAACACCATGTTTTGCAGTCGTATATGCGCTGTTGCCGATCGCGGCGACCGTGCCATGGATCGACGCCATATTGACGATCGCGCAGTTGTTGGCACCAGCTTCCAGCATGACCGGGATCTGGTAACGCATGGCGTAGAGTACGCCGTTGAGATTGATGTCGATCACGCGTTTCCAATCAGCAAGATCAACTTCACCGGTAGGAGCGGCGTTTCCACCGATCCCAGCGTTGTTCACTGCATAGTTCAGTTTGCCATAGGTGCGGAGGGCAAAAGCAACAGCTCGTTCATTGTCGTCAGGTGAGGCACTGTCGGCCTTGAAGGGAGCAGCCTTTCCTTCAGCCACAGCGATTTCGTCTGCCACTCGTTGCGCGCCAGCTTCGTTGATGTCTGCCACGACGACACTGGCGCCCAGACCAGCCAGTTCCTTGGCTATGGCTTCGCCAATTCCGGAGCCCGCACCGGTAACCAGAGCAACCTTGTTATTGAAAGACATGATGGCCCCTTTCTGTGATTTGGCATCGCTAAGCCTATATCAACACGAAAAGTGTCCGTGGGGAAGTCACCGTTCAATAAATAGTCGGGGCGCAGAATCGCGCATTATTGGAGTTTTGACATGGCCGGCCGCAAGCCGCTGCCAACGCATTTGAAGCTGGTCAAGGGCACCGCCCGACCGCACCGCATGAACGAGGCCGAGCCAAGGCCGGTGGTGGCAGTGCCCGCGCCGCCGGATCATCTCGACGAGGAAGCGCAGGCGAAGTTCACCGAGATGGCCGAGATGCTTGCGCGCCATGGCGTGATGACCGAGCTCGATGCTGGCGCGCTCGCTCGCTACGTTGTCATCTGGCGGCGCTGGATCGAGGCGGAACAGGAAGTCAAACGCCGCGGCCATGTTGTGAAGACATCGAACGGCAACATCATCCAGAACCCGTTCCTGGCGGTGGCCAACAAATGCCTGGCGCAGATGCACCAGATCGAGAGCGAGTTCGGCCTGACGCCCTCGAGCCGCTCGCGCATCCGCATGGCAGAGCCTGCCGAGAAGGCGGACCCATTTGAGGACTTTCTGACCCGTGGCCGCAAGAAGTAGATCGAGATCCGGCAAGAATACCTGCCCGGTCACGGCCTATGCTCGCGCTGTTGTCAGCAGCAAGATTGTCGCTGGCCGGCTGGTACGGCTGGCCTGCGAACGGCATCTGGCTGACCTGAAAGCTGGAAGCAAACGCGGTCTGGTTTGGGATATTGATGCTGCACGGCACGCGATCGACTTCTTTGGTCATCTGCGCCACTCGACTGGTGAATGGGCCGGCGAGCCCTTCGTGCTGCAGGACTGGCAGCAGTTCGTCGTCGGTTCGCTTTATGGCTGGAAGCGCAAGACCCGTTCGACCCAACATGGATTGCGCCGGTTTCGCACTGCTTATGTCGAGGTGGCGCGCAAGAACGGCAAGTCGGTGCTCTTGGCCGGCACCGCACTCTATGCATTGATTGCAGATGGTGAGCCGGGTGCACATGTCTATTCGGCGGCAACGACACGTGATCAGGCGCGCATCGTCTTCGGCGAGGCTGAACGCATGGTGGCAGCAAGTTCTGCTCTGCAGGCAAGGATCACCAGGACCGTGAACAATCTGGCAGTGCTGCCGACCTCGTCCTGGTTCAGGCCATTGTCTGCTGATGCGACCAAGATGGACGGATTGAACATTCACTTTGCGGCCGTCGACGAAGTCCATGAACATCCTGGACCCGAGATCATCCAGAAGCTCAACACGGCAACCGGTGCACGTCGTCAGCCACTGATCTTTGAGATTACCACGGCCGGTTATGACCGCCATTCCGTCTGCCGCCAGCATCACGAGTTCTCAGTCAAGGCGCTGGAAGGAACGCTGCCGACGGATTCATCAGATAGCTGGTTTGGCTATATTGCCACCATCGATGAAGGTGACGACTGGACTGATCCTGCGGTGTGGGTGAAAGCCAATCCAAGCCTCGGCGTCACAGTGAAGGTCGATGACCTGAAGCGCCAGATCGATGAAGCAAAGGAAATGCCGGCGCAGCAGAATGCCATCCGCCGCCTGCGCCTGAATGAATGGACCGAACAGGTCACGCGTTGGCTCGACATGAGCGTCTGGGAGGAAGGTGGTCATCCCGCCACCACCGACTGGCGGATTGTCAAACACGATCTGGAAGAACTGGAGCAGAAGCTGCTTGGGCGTGAATGCTATGGCGGGCTTGATCTTGCCCGCGTCAATGACCTGTCCGCTTTCGTGTTATTGTTTCCGCCGACGCTCGATGCCGAGCTTGGTGCGCTGTCGGATAAATGGATTGTGCTCTGCCGCTTCTTCATCCCTGAGGATGACATTTTACGCCGCGTGCGCCGCGACCGTGTTCCCTATGATGTCTGGCGGGATCAGGGCTTTTTGACAGCCACACCCGGCAACGCTACCGACTTTGCCTTCGTGGAAAAGGAAATCCTGGATCTTGCCTCCCGCTTCGACATGCGTGAGCTCTCTTACGACCGCACATTTGCTGGCGAGATCGTCCAGAACCTGCAGGATGAAGGTTTGAGCCTGGTGCAGTTTGGACAAGGGTTCTTGAGCATGGCTGCTCCGACGGCTGAGCTAGAACGGCTGTCGGTATCACGATCACTCTGGCATGGCGGCCATCCGGTGCTTAGGTGGAACGCCTCCAATGTTGCTGTACGCCATGATCCGGCTGGCAACATCAAGCCAGATAAGGAGCGCTCGACTGAGCGGATCGATGGCATCGTTGCCATCTGCAATGCGCTTGGTCGGGCGTTAGCTCGAGACGTCAATGCTGGACGCTCGATCTATGAGACGCGCGGCATCCTCGTAGTTTAAAGCAGGGAAAGTTGAATGGGATATTTGTCCAACCTGCTGAAAGCGGCTGTTGGCAGGGTGCCGAACGTTTCTGCGTCCACACCAGAGAACCTTGTCACGGTGGATGGTGAGCGCACGCTCGATTTGATGCGGGCCATGTCCGCAGCGCTAACCGAAAGTGGGGCGAATGTCACGACGGCAACGGCACTCAAGAACACAACCGTGTTTCGGTGCGTGTCGCTGATTTCTTATACGATCGGCATGTTGCCGCTGCACTTGTTCGAGGTGGGTGACGACAGGCGAAAGGCTGAACACCATCCGCTCTATCGATTGTTGATGACGCAGCCGAACGATTGGCAGTCAGCGTTTGACTTCAAAGCGTTGATGCAAATGCGGGCATTGGTCGAGGGTGATGCGTTCGCATTGATTGTCCGCTCCATGGGTAGGCCGATCCGTTTGGTACCGCTCGCGGGCGGCATGGTGTCGATCAAGCAGAATGACGATTGGTCGGTCGAGTATCGCTATCAGCCGCCGAAGGGTGCGGTGAGGGTATTCGGGGCCCATGAAATCCTGCACCTGCGTGGGCTTTCCCATGACGGCCTGCGCGGCATGTCGCTGGTGCGCCAGGCTGCCGAAGCCATCGGGCTTGCACTTCAGACCGAGCGTGCTGCTGCCCGGCTCTTTCGCAATGGCATGCTGGTTGGTGGTGCATTGAAACACAAGGGCAAGCTCTCACCCGAAGCCTATGAGCGCTTGAAGGCTAGCATGGCAGATCGCGAAAGTGCCGAGAACGCGCACAAATGGCTGATCCTGGAAGAAGACATGGAAGCATCGCCGTTCAGTCAGACCGGCAAGGACAACCAGCACCTTGAAACACGTCAGCACCAGATTGAAGAAATCGGCCGCGTGTTTGGTGTGCCCCGCCCACTATTGATGGTCGATGACACGTCATGGGGCTCGGGCATTGACGTGTTGGGCCAGTTCTTCGTGCGCTACGGACTGGCTCCTTGGTTTACGGCCTGGGAGCAAGCCATTCATCGCTCGGTTCTGAGCGGTGGAGAAAAAGACCAGCTTTACGCCAAGTTCAACGAGGGCGCGCTGCTCCGCGGCTCCATGAGCGATCAGGCCGAGTTCTTTGCCAAGGCGCTCGGATCGGGCGGTCATCAGCCCTGGATGGATGTGAACGAGGTGCGCGCACTTCAAGAATTGGGCAAGGCCAAGCCTGGCCAGCTTCCACCCGCACCCGGACAACAGGAGAATGGCAATGAGCCTTCGCAAGCTGCCTGAGATCATGGCTGAGCGTTTGCCGACAATCTGCGCCTTCGAGCCTGATGCCGACGCTATCAGCAAATGAGATGCTGGCATCATGGCGCGCGACCCATCGGACGCAACAATCTCCATCCTCGACGTGATTGGTGAAGATTCTTGGAGCGGCGGCGGCGTGACCTCAAAGCGTATCGCCGCAGCGCTACGCTCGATCGGCGACGACCAAGTTCAAGTGGACATCAATTCGCCAGGCGGTGATTTCTTTGAAGGCGTCGCAATCTACAATCTGTTGCGCGCGCATCCAAATAAGGTGACCGTTCGCATCCTCGGTATCGCAGCGTCAGCTGCTTCCGTCATTGCCATGGCCGGCGATGAAATCCAGATCGGCAAGGCCGGCTTTCTCATGGTGCACAATGCCTGGGTGCTGGCGGTCGGCAATCGTCATGATCTGGCTGAAGCGGCAAAGACCATGCAGCCATTCGATGATGCCATGGCAACGGTCTATGCCGATCGTGCTGGTGTCGACAAAGCCACAGCAATTGGGTGGATGGACAATGAGACATGGTTTAGTGGCGCACAAGCCATTGAGACGGGGCTCGCCGACAGCTACCTGTCTGCCGACACCGTCATCGACGACAAAGCCAGGGCTGACAGCACACGCTCGATCCATGCAGCGCGACGTGTTGATGCCCTGCTTGCCAGAACAGGAATGACCCGATCAGAACGCCGTGCGCTTCTGGCCGAGGTAAAGGGCGGCAAGCAAGACGCTGCCGTGACCGTCATGCACGACGCTGACGATCTGAAGGCTGCCATCGAGCAGCTTCGTTCAACAATACGGTCATAGGAGACAAGAAATGACCCAGCATGTGAGCCAGCGCAAAACGCGCGGGATCGTCGCCGTGCGCGCTGATGGCTCGTCCGACGTGACAAAGCTATTTGCCGATCTCAACAAGGATTGGGAAGCCTTCAAGACCACGATGTCGCAAAAGGATGCCGAGATTGCAGCCCGGTTCGACGATGTTGTTACCACTGACAAGCTGAAGCGCATTGAAGAGGGCATTGGCGAAACCAACGCCAGATATGAAGCAGAAATCGACAAGCTCAATGCAAAGTTTGCTGCAATGTCCGTCAATGGTGGCAGTGATGGTTCGCAGCTATCGGAAGCCGATCGCGCCTACAAGGCCACCTTCGAAGAGTGGTTTCGGACCGGTGATGGTGAAAGCAACGTCAAGGCTGCGATCCGTGCTGGCGAAATCACCGCAGCGTATGAAGTCGGTGACGATAGCAAGGGCGGTTATACCGCTCCGATCGAATGGGATCGTACCATTACGGACGAGCGCGTCGAGATTTCTCCAATGCGCCGCTTTGCATCTGTCCAATCTGTAACCGGCCAGGGCTTTACCAAGCTCTACAATCTGCATGGCACCACGTCAGCTTGGGTGGGCGAAACGGCGAACCGTCCGCAAACCGACGGCTCAGTTCTGGCAACTTATGCGTTCTCCTTTGGTGAGATCTATGCGATGCCAGCGGCCACCGAGCGCATTCTAGAAGACAGCGAGATCGATATGGCGGCCTGGCTTGCGAGCGAGGTCAATATCGAATTCGCCTATCAGGAGGGTGCTGCGTTCATCAATGGCGATGGGGTCAACAAGCCAAAAGGCATCTTGCGTTATGACGCTACGACCGAGACCGCCCTACCAGCGGCACAGCGCCATCCACTTGGCCCTATCAGTGAGGTGCTGACCGGTGACGCCAATGGGCTGACAGCAGATGGTCTGATCGACCTGATCTACGACCTGCCGGAAGATCGTTCGCAAGGTGCAGCCCTTTACGCTAACCGGAAGACACACGCCATCATTCGCAAGATGAAGGATGGCCAGGATAACTACCTGTGGCAGCCACCTTTCCAGTCGGGTCAGCCGGCGCAGGTCCTTGGCCAACCGATCCACGAGTTGGCCGGCATGCCAGACGTTGCCGCAGGCACCATTCCGGTGCTGTTTGGCAATATGGCTCAGGCCTACCGGATCTTCGATCGGGTCGGCATGTCGGTGCTGCGCGACCCTTATACCAACAAGCCCTATGTGCTGTTCTATACGCGAAAGCGCGTCGGTGGCGGCATGTGGAACCCGGAATGGATACGCTATTACCGCGTGGGTGATGGCACCTGATCGCTTGCATGATCAGACGGGCGGCTTCGGTCGCCCGTCTCCTTCCATGGAGATCAGTTCAATGAAGTTCATCAAACCCTTTCGCGGCGCGCCGAAAAGCGAAGCATTCCCTCGTGAATACAAGGCTGGCGACGAATGTCCGCCTGAGCTCGAGCGCGCTGCACGTGCTGCCGGTGCACTTGCGCCCGAGAAGAAACCCACAACGAAGAACAAGAGCGACGACTGACATGCACCGCCCTGTTCTTCTCACGCCAGCATCAGAGCTGCCCATATCAGTCGAGGAAGTTGCCCGCCTTCTGAACAAGGTGGTCTGGAATGGTGACGATATGGAAGTGGAGGATGCGGAAAACATCGAATTCGCGATCCTATCGGCCATTCATCACTACGAAGGTTGGAATGGCATCTTGGGCATCAGTCTGGCGGTTCAGGAATGGCGGCAGGACTTTGATGCGTTTGAGCGCGAGCTGCACCTGCCATTGGGACCTGTTCTGCCAACCGGCATGAGGGTGATGGACGGCGATGGCGTAGAGGTTCCGTTCAGCGACTATGTGCTGCGCTATGATGCAGGCGGCAGGGCTTCTATCCGGTTCAACGCAGACTATCTTCTGCCCGCCGGCAGCGCGTCAGTTACCTATCAGGCAGGTTTTTCTGAACTGCCAAACGACATCAAGGCAGCGATCGTGCTTCGCGTTCAGTTGCTTCTGGATGAGGCAGCGACAGGCAACAGCCAATATCTGGAACGCGCCGAGGAAAGCCTCATCGCGAATTATCGGCGCTACCAGCTATGATGACAGCACAGCGGCTCGACAGGCGCATTACCATCAAGCGTCCCGGCGAAGAAATTGGTCGTGATGAATGGAACCTGCCGATCTTTGGCCCAGACATTGAACTCACCCTTCCTGCAGCGCGGTTTGATGTAAGCGATGGTGAGCGTTTTGCCGCTGGTTCAGTTGGTGCATACCGCATGACCCGGTTCATCGTGCGGCATTCTCGAAACACGGCCGGCATAGTGCCATCGGATGAACTGATCCACGAAGGCAGGGTTCATAACATTCAGGGCATCAAGGAGCGTGCCGAAGGTCGCCGACGTTGGCTTGAGATAACGACCTCTGTCGATACGGACGACCAGTCAAGTGCCTGAATGGCTCTCAGGATTGACGACCATGTATTGCGGATTGGCTATTTGCACCACCGCAGCACTAAGGCCGTCCTCCAGCCATAGCTTGGGCCTCCCAGCGAAAGGACATCATCATGAACGCGAACGCCTCTAGCAGCGCGGCGAATACTGTCGCGCGCGACAAATATCATGTCTATCGGCCCTTGCTTGACCTCATCGGCCATGCCGAGGGCACCGACCGAAAGCGTGGCTATAATGAAACGCTCGCCTACGGTGCCTTTACCGGCGGCGACGTCAATCTCTGCGCCATGACGTTGAAGGAAATCGATGCTCTGCAGACGAAGATGCTCCGGCACCCCGCAAACAGCTTCAACTCCTCGGCACTTGGGAGATACCAGATCGTGCGCACCACGCTCCGCGCCATCCGCACGTCGCTCAGCCTCTCCGACAATGCCCTCTTCGATGCGGACATGCAGGATCGCTGCGCCTGCTATCTGCTGGGCCTTCGTGGCATCGACAAGTATCTTTCAGGACGTCTGGCGGAAGACACTCTCATCGATAATCTGGCGCGTGAATGGGCTTCCTTGCCGATGGTCTCAGGAAAAGGAGCCTATGCCAACCAGAACGTCGCGGTGAGAACGGAAGACGTTCGACAGGCCTTGGCAGAGGTGAAGAAGCGGCACGCCGCAGCGCAGCCCAAACGAGAAATTGTGGTAGAAAGGAAGGTGGAGAAGCCCGTCGTTCCCGTCACCGTTGAAGCGGAAATCCGCAAGAAAACTGATCAATGGAGCTGGATCACCACCATCTTCGGCTCGGGCGGTGCAGGACTTGCAGCGCTCGCCGGCATGGATTGGCAGACCGTCACCGCCATCGGTGCACTCGCGCTTGGAGGGCTCCTCGTCGCACTGCTGCTGCGGCGGCAGATCGTGTGTGCGATACAGGATGTTAGGAAAATAATCGAGGGATGATGAAATCAGCAACCGATGCTTCAACACTACTCTGTGATCGCCCGAATATAGGCTATCGACTATAGCCGCGAGTTCCAGGCGCGCGCAGCCGACGAGCTCGATCTGTTGCCCGAGGGATCTCCAATCTCCGAAAAGCTCTCCGACTACAGCGTCATGCGGGACCAAGCTCAGGCGTGCCAGTGAGCCGATTCAACCTGCTAACCCCATGACCTGATTGGTCTTGCCTCGGTTTCGTTCCGGTCTTTTTGAGAGCATTATTTGTTATCAAGGAGACCATATATGTCATTAAAGCATAGTGATGAATTTAA